CAATCAATGCGCCTTTTTTAGCCCAATTAGCCAAATTCTCAGCTTGCTGACGCCAGATAACACAGTTGATAAAGTCTGTTTCACGTTCACCATTAGCGTCCTTAAAGTTACGATTAACCGCAAGGCTGAACGTAGCTACTGCAATATTGCTGGTCGTGTATTTTAGTTCTAGATCACGGGTTAGGCGACCAACAAGACAAACTGAATTGATCATTGATTTTCTCCTAGAATTTCATAATTTACAAAGTTGTCATCCAACAGCTTAGCGAATTGATGCCATTGGTTTTCTCCACCGTGGAACGTAAGAGCAAGATTGACCTTGTAAGGTTCAGCGGGTTTGCTAGGCACTTCCTCGACGGGTTTAGCATCTTCGATTGCCTCGCCAGTTTCAGCGTTTACCGCTTTGATTTCCTCGTTTGCTGACTGTTTAGCCATTGCTTCAATCTCTGCTAGGCGTGCCGCTTCTGCTTTCTCTTTAGCTTCCGCTCGTTGTTTACGCTCAATAGCTGCATCACGGTCTTTCTTCATTTGTTTGAGAATTTCAACTAGAGGTGTATCATTCTGCAATGCTCTAGTGTATGGTTCAACCGGCAGCTCATAGTCAAGGGCTTGTTCCTCAATCATGGCAATGTTAGCCTTGTATTCTTCCAAGCGGTCATACTCAGCCAAAACCAAAGCGTCGATTTCTTCTTCTGTCGCTTTTTTGAGCTTCATTTTCTTATCCATGAAGTCACCGACCTTAGAAAAGCTCTCGTACTTGTCCTTGAATGTGTCCTTGTCTAGTCCGGCTAGTTCACACTTGCTTTCAAATACTGATCTAACGTGGTCGATTCGCAGCATTTTTTTGTGTTCTTTGACTTCATCCCGTTTAGCGCGCAACTTGCCAAGTAGTGCATTCAATGGCTCTAGCGAGGTCGCTAGTTTAGATTCAAACTCGGTAAGTGGGTCTTTGTAGATTCTGCCAATTTCCTTACGCTTGTCATCCAGTTTGTCGCCAAGCCCTTTAAAACGAGTGATTTCTTTTAAGACCTCGTCATATTCCAAGCTGTCCAGTTGCTCGTCTGATAGCTCGCTAACTGCCGCTTGAATCGCTGCATCGAACTTGTCAAAATCAAAGTTGATTGTCCCCGGCGTATAGACCGGTTCAATCGTTTCAAGAAAATTGTTCGTTACGTCCTTCATTTTTATCCCTTTCGATTGTTGATTTGTGTTTGAATGTCGTTGCTTACCACGTTAAAACCTGCTACTAGCAACTCATGGAAATCATTTAGTTTGTACTTCTTCAAGTAGTAATTAGCTACTGTTTCGGTTGCTTGACCAGTAATTAAGGCAAGTTCGTTAATTTGTTGCATGATTATGTCATGTTGCTCGTTGCTAATGAAGTTAGGTTGTTGATCGCTTCTTGACTCATAGCGTGCTTGTTGCGGTTGCTGGTTTTGATGTGGTTGGGTGTTGCGAGGTTGGTTTTGTTGTAAACTGTCCTCTGACATTTCAAATTGGTCCACATCTTGGTCACCGATTGCAAATAATGACTGTAAAGCATATTTCCCAGCGTATGATTGCACCGCTCCTGTCCATTGCGGCTCGGTCATTTGTTTCAAGTCGCCGTTACGAGTTTTCAAAATCGGCACCGGAGACAACTCAGCAAACGCTACCGACTTCACGTTTGTATCTTTACTGAAAGCTGTAGCAGTGGCTTTGATATAGGTTTTGTCCATAATTACAACCAAGTCATAGTCAACAACGACACTCCAGTTAGACTTCAAACTCTTGAATACGTTGTAAATATCCTCAGCACTCCTTGAAGCGTACTTGGCGTTTCGTTCTTGCTTTTTTTCAAGCTGCATCCGTTGTTGCAACTCTGTGAATGTCATTTCTTCCATGTCATATCCTTTTTATATACCCCCTAATTCTCAAATTTCGGGGGTTATTTGCCGTTTTACCGTTTCTCTAGTGTAATTGTGCCACTAGATTATTCAGGGCGGTTACAAGCGATTTTAGAGCCATTTCTTGCCCTTTGACTTTTTTAGACACCAAAGCTCCCTTTTGAGCTTGTTATTTTCTTGAGCTAGCGACAAGATTCTGTCTTGCTGACTATTGATAATCTCCCCCAGCTCACGACCTAAATTCATGTACTTGTTCCGCCAACGGTTATCGACTTCATAAGTTTCTCGTTCCATATTTAATGCCTACCCTCCCACCACTTCAATTATTTAATTATTTTTCGTTGCGTTTCTTAAATCCAAGAGTTAGAGCGGTAATACCTGCTGCAATTACTACCAGCCCTAAAGTGCTAGCGATGCCTTCTTTTTCCCCAGTGTTAGGGAGAACACCACCGTAAATGGTTGTTTTAGATGTCTCTTTGCTTGCTGGTGCGAAGTTATAAGATACTGTGACAGGTTGTGCCGCTTTTTTATCAACGCTCGTTTTAGGGGCTTTTTCTGGCGTGCTAGGTTTTTCTGGCTCTACTGGAATTTCAAGCTCTGGCAAATCGAGGATAGGGGCATCGTTCGGAACTACGCCACCTTCGAATGGTGGGAGTTCACGGACTTCAGGAATTCCAGGAATGCCTCCTTGAAACTCTGGTTTGTAATGGATAGGCGCTTCGTTTGGTACTGTGCCACCGTTCCACTCTGGGATTTCAACGACTGGTGGGTCATTAGGGACTACACCGCCTTCAAATTCCGGTTTTTCATATTTAGGGGCGTCGTTTGGCACCTCAAAAGTTGGCTCTGGCTTGTTTTCACCAGACGCATCTCCTCGGCCACCGACTAGTTGCACCTTAGAAGTCGATTTAGCCCCAGCGTCTACTGCTACCAACTCAGCCTTGTTGGTTGGGTTAGTGCTATCTTTGACAGCGTTCTTCAAGCGTGTCTTGTAATCGATATACATGATTCGATTGAACTGTTTAAATTTAGCGTCGAAGCCATCAGCTCTAACGTTCCAGCTTTCAAGGTAGTCTTTGGCTGAGAAATCGATGCCAGTCCATTTGATAGGGTCTTCTACGAAATAGATGTTTTGAGAGCCTTCGACGAACTCTTGATTATCAGACCAAGTGTCCTTCAATTTCGCATAATTCAACACTTGACGGGCAGTGTTAAGACGCAAGCTCCAATTGATGACCTGTGGGTCTTTCTTGTCTTGACTGCCCCATTTAGAAAGTAATTCGTCAGTTGGGAGAGGACTTTCGTCATCAATTTCAAAGGTCTTAACTGTTCCGTTGAAATTAACAGTTACTGGTTTACCCGGTTCAACAATATCCAACCACTTAGCGTCGAATTTAAGAGACATTTTCTTGTTCAATGGGTGTTCAGCAAAGTAATTGTTGAACGTGGTAGTGATCACTCGTGTTTGTGCGTCAGCGTTTGCCTTACCGACAACATTCTCGTTGTTGTAAACATCGAAATCAAAGCTAGTCTGCAAGCCGATTTCTTTAGGCAACTCAGTAACCACCTTGTCGCCTTCATTCACCGGCACGTTGTCTGGAATTTGAATATCCTTATATTCAACTTCAAAAGGTGAGTATTTACCAGTGCCGTTAGGGAAAGTAACCTCAACGTTTGGATTTTCAACGTTGATAGTGTCGCCTGCTTTGGTAACGCTAGTAGGTGCCACTGGGGTTTCAGCAATCGGTTGAGATTCCACTGGTGCTGGTGCTAATGCTTTTGGTGTTTCTCCCACTGGAGCAGCTTCGACTGGTGCCACTGTTTCAGACGGTGCCACTGTAATGTTGCCGCCGTTATCAGCGGTGTAGACGTTAGCTGCAGTTGGTTGTGTGTCCACCACTGGTTGAGCAGCCTCGTCCGCTGACACTGCTCCGCCGAGAAAAGCTGTAGCGATTGCGATTGCTGAAAGTGTTGTGATTTTAGATGTTTTCATGGTATACTCCTTGTATAGATGTTTTTTTCTTGCATGGGCCCTAACCCATGCTTTTTTAGTGCTCTCAACGTGCACCCAACGCCCCACCGTGTCATGTTTTTCAATGTTTTATTAGACTTTTTGGGGAAGATAGGAAAAAGTAATTTAGTAAAGTTTTTTTGGGGAAAAATTATGGGTATAAGTTACACTCCACGGCAGGGCCGTGGCTGCACGTTGAAAGATTGACATTATTTTGTGTACTTGTTCTTGAGTCGTTCTTGTTTTTCCTCTGGGGTTTCAACCCATTCAAAGAACGGCTCTGGTTGTTTGGGTTTCTTTCTGTTTAGCAATTTCTTTAGTAGCTTCATGAGTTACCCCACCAATTGATCTAATGGCAATCCGTGGTCAGCGTTGAATCGCTCAACTTTAGCTGTGTAAGATTCCCATTGTGGAACTTCATAGACTTCTACTTCTTCGTTTTTTTTAGACCAAATCCAGTTAATCAGTTTTTTCATTTTCAATTTCCTTTCTATTCCCTAACCGCACTAGAGAGCTAGAGGTGTCTTTTAAATATCCAAAATATCGTGCGTTCTGCATGTAGCAATAAAATCAATTGCTACATCTTGAAACAGATCTCTGCGTTTGCTGTCTGGTGTGTCTGGTTTGTTGCAGACATCTCGGTACATCAAACACTTAGTGTCGATGTCATCGAGTTCGTCTTTTTCTTTTTTCGAGACATCCATTGTCTGATTGATGTAGAGGATTAACTCCGTAATGTTGTCAAGAGCTGGGATTCCGCCTTCCATCTTGTGGAAGTCCTTGTCGAATTGAACGGCGCAAGCTGCCAGCCTTTTAATATAATGGTTGTTTGCCATGTTTTTTACCTCTCTTATTCTCTAACTATGATTACTGTATAGTTATCTATTAGTTATTATTACTAGTTAGTGCCGGTAGGCTCTAGATTGTTGTTGGTTAGTGTGCGTAGCACCATATTGTTATATATTAGTTATTGTTATTAATTAGTTATTGTTAGTGTCCGATTTTTCATCTTATGAATTATCATCGTTTGATTTTTTCATACTATGAATTTTCTAACTTACGAATTATCATCGTTTGATTAAATGGAAATTCCAATTATCGAACTATGAATTTTCAAGGCTACCTGTGGATAACTCTGTGGATAACTTTTTGTCAAGGTATTCTATAAATTCGTCCGTCATGGGTATGTCTGATGCACAGACAACCATTTCAAAACCTTTTTTATAGCCCTTGCTTTTACGAAATACCACAACATACCGTTTGCGTTTCAATTCTTCAAACGCTGTACGGTGTGAGCTTTTCCCGTTGGTTGACCTCTTTTCAAGTTCTGACAGATAAACTCGCCAATCGCTTTTATTTATCAAGATTTCAGCTAGTAAGCCTTTAGCTTGTAAGCTCAAGCTGGTGTCCTGTAAGAACTTGTTATTCATTTTTGTGTAATTCTCTTCCGTGTTAGTGAAAGATATACTTCATTCGGTTATGCTCCTTTCTGGCAGTGGTTGGCCTTTTTTATTCCCTAACCGCACTAGAGAACTAGCGAGGTCTTTTGATTTTTATTTTTTAGGAGTCATTATAAAATCAAATCATCTAATGGTATTGCTTACGTTTCAACTGAATGGTTGCCCCGCTAGCTCACTGTTACGGCTAGGGATGTATTGCTATTTGAATCTGTTTCTTGTTTTCCACTCAATGAAGGACTTAAACCCTTCATAGTTGATAAAAACCAGTTTATGTGTTGGGTTGAACACATACTTTTGAAAATCTTTGTTGTCCCTCATTTCTCGAATGAGGTTTTTTGCCATTGACTTTCCTAGACCTTCCCACCGCTGCATGAGGTGGTCGTAGTCTCCCCACTCAGCCGTTTCGTTAACTCCGACTGGTTTGTAGGTGATTTCCATTTCGTTCCCCCCTTTTTAATCCTCTTGTTCGATGAGTGGCAGGATGTCGTTAGCTTTTAGCAATTCATACAAGAACAAGCGCCCCTTTTGTGTCCAAGTCGTTGTCATATTGACTTGATCTTGACCGTTCTTATCCTTGTAATCAAATGTCGAACTATCGACATAGCCCTTACCAATGTGTTTCTTATACAAAATCCATTGACTGTTGACCTTGTACTGAACACCTAGATCATGCAAGATTGCATTGAACTTTCTGGCACTCATGCCGTAATCTGCCGCAATCTGGGTAACACGCACCGCCCCTTTACTTTCTAGAATGATGTCGAAGTAGCGTGCTTGCTCTTGCGCCAAGGCCAACTCAGCCTCTAGTTTCACCACTTTAGCCCGTTCGTCTTTAAGAGCTTGAAAGGCTGCAATGGCAAGGTCAGGATCATTAAGTAGCTGGTCTGTGGCATACATGCCATGTTTGCGTATGGTTGGCAAAACCTCTGATGTGACCCAACGTTTAAACTCCTTGGCTTGTGGTAGTTTGCTGGATAGGATGAGCGAGTAAAGACCTGATTCGTTGATGATTACTAGGTCTTGCTTACCTCCAGGGGTGTCCATTGTGGTCACCCCTTTATCCTCTCCGTCTACATGGGTACGGATTGCTTTAGCGGTTCCTGAGTAGCCTAAAATCTCTGCTACATCTTTCCCTACGAAATAAGGCTCGTTGTCAACTGTTACAGTTCGGACTGCCTTCCCATTAAAGTTAAAAATTTCATTCATAGTGTTTCCTTTCTTTGCTATAATAGTTAATAAAAACGAGGTATTAACATGAAGAATAAATCCGAAGTATTAGTACCACTCATGTTAGTGGGTTTGCTATACGTTGAATTTCACTGCATTACACCAGATAGCCATTCGGCTTTGACTAGGCTAACAGACATCAATTGGATGTATCTATGCCTAGTGATTGGTGTTGCTTTATTAATTTCGCTGATAGCGCTAAGCTATATTCATGACGCCCTACTCTTTTTCAAGCTTGAGAAAGAGGGAGATATAACTTATAGCTTTGTGATCGCTTTGGCTATCTTCGGAATCCTCGTTTTGAGAAACTGCTTAATCGTCCTGTCTGATACTCAATTCGGAAATTTAATGTCCTTCGTTAGCTTCCCTATCTTCGGTGCTTTCTGGTCGCTTTCCAAACGAACGCTCAAAGCGAATAGGAAGCAAGATAAGAACCCCAACAAGAATTGAGAACGTAAAGAACATGTAGGTCGTGAAGTCCCATTCTGGGATTGTGCGGCCTTTTTGCATGAACTCGATAAAATCGTGAATGTGATTCATTTTCTTCAACCTCCTACTCTCCTAAATCAACCCAAGTCTCGTCGATACCCAAGACATCGCACACTCGGTTTTTCAATCTGTTGCTTCCTTTACCATACTTCAGCAATTCTGAAATGGTAGGCTTCTTTACTCCACAAGCACGAGCAAGGTGTGTTTGTGTCATCCCCTCCGAATTCAATTTGTCTTTGACAAGCTGAGTCCACTTTTGATGTTGTTGAGTCATATTCTCTCCTTTCTTTTTTAAAATATTGACTAAAAAGTTAGCTAATTTCTTGACATCGATAAATAAATTTATTAAAATCAAGACATAGAGAAAAGACTCACTAAAAAAGTAAGGGTTACCTATTCAAAACGGACGCCAATCAGTTTTTAGGTTTTTATTTTTTTAATTGTCTTATTCGCTAACTCTTTAGCTTACAAAAATATTGTAATAAATTTATTAAAGTTTGTCAATGGTTTTGTAGTAAATTTATTAAATATTTTTTGTCGTGCCTTAGAAAGGTTGATGTATCAATGTTTTTCACATTTGAAAAAATAAAAGAATTGGCTGACAAACAAGGTATTTCATTAAATAAACTTGAAGAAAAATTAGGTTTTAGCAGAAATACAATTTATAACATGAAGAAATCAACACCAAATGTTGAACGAGTTTCAATGATTGCCGACTACTTCAACGTGTCCACTGATTATCTTCTAGGTCGTACTGATAATCCTAATATAGCAAACAACGATAGAATCGCAGGTTACACGTCTGACGACCTCCGAAAAATGGCAGAGAACGCCAAGACATTCGATGGCAAGCCACTTACTGAAGAAGACATCGATGCCATCCAGAACATCATTGAGATTTATTTGAGAGGTAGATAGTATGACAAGTATTCCAATGAAAAAGAATCCGTTCAGAGAAAAGATGACAGCAATTAGAATTGTCAATCCTGAAACAGCTCAATCGTTAGGAACAATAACTAATTTCGATGTATTCCCTGGTTCGACATCTTTGGTTGCATTTCTAGACTTCTTTAATCTAAGACCTGAAACAGATTATATCTTATCTCTAACTGCCCACTTCCCTAACGGCACGTCTTACCCTGTCCATGCTACTAGAATTAATATCGCGAGACAAGATTTTGCGCTACTTGAAGACGGCTTTGGTATGGCCACTGGAAATTTCAGCTTTAATTTTACGATACAGAGCCCAAGTGATTTTTACTTTTTCTTCATCTTGATGGACGAAAACGGTCAGGAAGTAGATACAGCATATAGTTATCATCATTTTGGAAAGTGGGGATAAACGATGCCGGACACACAAGATAATTTCAAAACCACCCCTTCCAATGTTTCTTCAATTCACGCTTCTAAAACTTCATTGAAAACTGTACCCACACAAAATCGTGGTATAATGGAGTCAGAAATGTTATCGGAGGAAATTATTATGCCACAAGATACTTACAGCAAATCTGAAATCGACTTAAAACTTGATAAAATTAATTCTGACACCCAGCACGGATTTGAGAAAATTGATTTAAAAATTGACCAACTCAGACAAGAGATGAGTAGCGGATTTGAAAAAATCGGCTTGAAATTTGAACAAGTTGATTTGAAATTTGATAATTTCGAGAAACGTGTAGAGACTATGTTTCTAACTCAAGAGAATAAGAGATTAGAAGAGCAAGCTAAAAGCAAAAAAGAGTTCATGTATTGGTTTATCGGATTGTTAGTTAGTACTTTACTGGGGATACTAGCAATCATCGTAACCATTTTAACAACAAAATAACACAAAAAGGATAATAGCCTATGACTATTGAAGAGCTAGTAGACTCGCACGGTGTCACTCTCGCTTACTTTGATAATGACCTCTGGCATAGACCAGGAGTTTACATCAAAGAAATCAATATTATTTTCATAAACCGTGAGCTGTCAGAAAACGCCAAAAAACGGGTTATATACCACGAATTAGGGCATCTGGATCATTCTGCTGAACTTTATCAAAACAATCGCACTAGATGCGAAAATGAAGCGAATAGGCACATGATCCATAAACTGCTCGAAGAAGAGCTTTCAGCATCAGATGACCACAAGTCTTTTAACTACTTGCATTTTATGCAAAAGCACAAGCTTAGGACAGTAACAGATGAGTTGATGGTCATTGATGAGTACTACGAATTGATAGGGTGAAAATATGGACTTCAAAAAAATAAAAAATCTAGGTACTCACTGAGGAAGAATTTCAAGCACAGAAAGCTAAATTATTATCGCAATAAAAAAAGCCCTACACTCACCGTCGCCAAACTTAGAGTGTAGAGCTAGCACCACAGAAAAAACGTGTAAACTGGAAAACAGCCTTACATGTCCTTTTCTGTACCCATTTTACCAAAATTAAGGAGATATGACAATGTGGGTAGAACAATTACCAAACGGAAAATATAAATATTTCGAAAGATACAAGGATACTTACACTGAGAAATGGAAACGGGTATCTGTAACGCTTAATAGTGGCTCAAACCGAGCAAAGAAAGAGGCTCAACGCTTATTGGATGATAAGATAGCCCAGAAAATAGAATCATCAAGCACTACTAACGTATCATTCCATAGTGCCTTTAACGAATGGTGGGAGTTTCACCAAAAGCAGATTAAGTTAAGCTCAATCAAGAGCCTTGCAGCATCCGTTAAACGAATATCTGACGCTATCGAACAAGGAACAATCCTATCAAATATCAATGTCAGACTTGTCCAATCCTTACTAGACACCGCAGACTGGACAGATTCACAGAAATATCGTGCTAAGACTGTACTAAATACATTTTTCGATTATGCTATGGATCAACAACTTATAACTGATAACCCATCGAGGAAGGCACGATTACCAAAGAAGACCAATAAACTTGAGAAACAACAAGCTGCCAAGAATAAATACTTAGAACCAGACGAATACAGTCGATTACTGAAAGAACTCTACCGAAAGGACATAACACTGAGATATGCTCTAGCGTGTGAGTTTATGCTCCTAAACGGTTGTCGAATTGGTGAACTGGCTGGGCTGACTGTTTCAGATTACCACAAAGAGACACGTTCTTTGGATATACACACCTCTTTCAACAGATACATCCCAGAAAACGAAGGAACGAAAACCGTCGCTAGCTATCGGACCACCTATCTCACTAATCGAGAAATGGAAATCGTTGACCAGATACTGGAATTGAAAGAGTTAAGCGAAACAACCAATCCAGATTGGTATCGTAGCGATAAAATCTTCACGACCAACACTGGCAAGCCTATCCACAGTACAATCCTTAGTGCATCACTCCAGCGAGCTAATGCCAGACTGGAAACACCTATCGACAAGCACCTATCCCCTCACATCTTCAGACATACCACGATAAGCATACTAGCTGAAAACAACGTGCCACTAAAAACTATCATGGACAGGGTGGGTCATGCAGATTCGGAAGTCACCACTAGCATCTATACCCATGTCACAAGAAATATGAAAGACCAGGCAGTCAATATTTTAGATAATATCATCACGAATAATCTTGCCCCTTCCTTGCCCCTTGGGTAGAAAAAAAGAACCCTAGGTTTAACCTAGAGCCCTCAGAAACGTTGTTAAATCAACGTTTTATTTTTTCAAGTTGTAGAATG